CCCCTTCTAAAGCTTTTTGAATAAGAGTAGCTCCAAAATCATTAAGAGTCTTAGCTGTTTGTGCATTAAGTTCTACGGCCTTCATAAAAGTTTCAAATGTCAGCTCATTATTACTAGTGTCTACCGCCACACGATCATTACTATTATAGTAAGGAATATTAATAAAGTTACCTGAAGATCGTTTTCCTTCCGTAGTTTCTAGTGATGTTTGTTTAGGATAAATTTCTGTCTTTGCTGGAAGACCAAAAATAAATAATAAGCTGTCTAAAAATTGTCTAATATCACTTGCTTTAATTCTCTCTTTTGTAAATACATATAAGTGAAGCCCTCCACTTTTAGATTTAATAGGTATGATTGGAAGTTCTTTTTCTTCTATTATTTTTAAATATTTTTCTGGTTTAAAATCGGTGTAATTTTTAGGATCTATATCTATAGCCCCAAAGATAGCGAGACCTTCATCATCGCAGGGTTGAATACCAATAGATTTTTTTCCATTTAAATGATCTTCATAATCTTTATCTACAATGGAACGTTTAGCCCAGCCATAATCTCTGGGATCAAATCTTATTTTTCCAGCTTCGTCCTTGTATCCTTTGCTTACGTTGCAGTATCCATAATTACGTTTTAGCCCCGTAAAATATTTTATAAACTCTTTCATAAGTTTAGGGCGCCTCCACTCTCGCTTCAGCGCCCCTGTTGCAACCATTCTCTTTTATGAGAATTATACAATTCCTTCAGTTGACTTAGGTTTCTCGTATTTAGGTTTAGCATTTCCTTTTACTACAGTTTTTTGTAACTCAGAAGCTGCTCTATACAAATCTGCATCTTTTTGATTTGATGTATCTAACATCTTTATCTTAGATGGTTTGTATACATGCCAACTTTTACTTCCTGCAGTTTTGCCCACTGTTTTTAAGTTAAACATTGCTGAGTAAGCGGCTGGTTGGAATGTTCCTTTAGCATCAGTTATTCTTAAATTGGTAATCAAATTATTTAATTCTCTCGCTGGAGAAAGATTTGATGACCTCATTGGAATAACGGCTGGTCTATACTCGTCGCCCAGTACAACTACTGCATAAAAATATGCAGTTTTTTCCACATAGTTGCCATTGGGTAATCTATATCTACCATTACGTTCTTCTACTGCATCCGATGGAATATTAATATGTGTTCCAACTGGAGCAGAAGCGCTATCGCCTCTCTCTTGCCATTCTGGATATCTGGTTTGAGCATGAGCAATTATTATATTAATCCCCTCATTCTCTCCATCTATCAATGTGCCAAGTGAGCTTGCGTAGATCATTCCTGGTCTAGATCCAATTACATATTTAGGATCTCTTTCATTACACTCTGGAGAAAGTTGATGAAGAATTTTTAAAAGAGGTGTTGATACATCCTCTTGTCTTATTTCTTCGGCTCCTTTTCTAGAGTCTTCTCTTAAATTAACTACAGCAAGAGAACCACTGTTTTGGTTTTTGACTATACTATTCATATATCCTCCTATTGGTTTATTAGTTTAGTAGTCTATTTTTTACCTTTTAGTTTTGTTTGAGCGCCTTCAAAAGTATGAAAAAATTCTTCTGGAATTTGTCCTCCTTTTTTATGTCGTTCTTCCAAAACTAATCGGAGGGTTGAAGCATGAACTGCAACTTTTTGTTGCGGCTCATACCCCTGACCCCTTGCAAGGGTAGCATATTGCTGCGCCTTGTTGTCTTCGTTACGACCAAAGGCTACTGTGATTTCATTCTTCACAATATCCCCTAGTTCGTTTTCTCGAAGCCAGCTAATTGCTTCAGCTTTTTTATCAGCTTTAATTGAAGCACCATAAATTTGTTTAACAGAAACTTCTGAACCATCTTTAAGTTTTAATGTACTCAAATTCATTCGTTCCATTATTTGAGGGATTACAATCCCGGATTGAATTTTTTCATCTTCTTTAAGTTCTTTTATTTCTTTGTCTTTTTGTTCCAGATTCTTATGGATACTCTGTAATTTTTCTATCTCTACAGATAATTCTTCTGGATTAATTATGTCACTTTGTGACGGGGCATCTTGTCTTAGATTTATACTCATGTTCTTTCCTATATTTATTTATTAATTTAAAGTTAATTTACATTAACTTATATATAGGAGATTTCTAGAGTGTCAATACTATTTTTGAAAAATATTTACTTCAATGGGATAATAAGTTTTTTCTTGTCTGTCCCATTTTAATAATTTGTACTGTCCATTTGTTAGATCAGATACAACGGAGCAGGTTACACCAATAATGGCTGGGTCTCCACCTAATAAAAGATAATCATCTGACGTAACATCTTTTAAAAGAGTTCTTAGTTTTTGAATTAAAGGTCCCGGAGATAAAATCATTTGTGAATATTCCGGTAAGAGGGTCACAATTTCGCCATATTTCTGGGCCCCTAGAATATTATATTTAGGTTGACCCTTTGTTGTTCCTGGTATTTCTTGGATTAAATAAACTTTATTCATTGACTTTTTTCTTTCATTATATATATACTATTTTCAGAAAGAAAAGCAAACTATGTTTTATAATTATTGTCTAATGTTCCAAGAACATTTTTTAAACATAGTAATACTTCCTTGCTTATCCTTGTGAGGTTCTAATATATCTATGCGTTGAGGATTTCCTGTAGCATATCCTGTTACTAGTGTTAACAGGACATTCGGCATTTGAAATCTATAGGTAAAATGAAAAATAACATATTTACAACAAATGTTCCAATATTCCAACATAAAGTCAACATATTCTTGGGCGCCACCACAATCAAACCATACAAAATCGAATGGCCCGTATGTATCCAATAATTTTTGAGATTTTCCTTGAAACTTACCTTCTATAAATTCAACATATTTTGAATCAATCTTATTGAAATCTTTTTTGAATTCACCAAAACTCATATCATCGATAATTACGAATTTGGGATCATAATTTTTTTTATGGTTTTTAGCATAGTCTTCGTTAAGACATCCAGAATAGTCATCAAATAGTTCTTCATTTTTTTCTAGACCCTCTAATATAAAAGGAGTTGTATAGCCAGCACCTATTTCTAATATTCGGTTAGGTCTAGTCATTCGCACTAAAGATCTTAATAGGGGGCCAACACTTTCTGTGCCCATTCCTTTTCTATAGTGGTCTTTATATTCTTTCATGCTTGACAATATAGGTTCGAATGGTTATCTTGTCAATTAGAAAGAAAAGCAAACTATGTTTTATAAATTTAAGACTAAGCCATACGCGCATCAACTTACGGCTTTAAAAATGTCTTGGGATAAAGAAGTCTTTGCCTATTTTATGGAAATGGGTACAGGTAAATCTAAGGTATTAATAGATAATGCTTCGATGCTTTATGATAAGGGTTTAATAAATGGTCTCTTATTAATAGCCCCTAAAGGAGTTTATAAGACATGGTATGAAAATGAAATACCTATTCATATGGCAGATCATATTGAAAAGAAAGTCGTTCTCTGGAAAACTTCTGACATTTCTATTGAATATAGGAAGAAACTAAATACTCTATTTGATACTGGGACGGACTTTCATATTTTAATTATGAACGTGGAAGCATTTTCTTACAACAAAGGTCTGGAATTTGCTTCTAAATTTTTATCATGTCATAAAGCTATGATTGCAGTGGATGAATCTACCACAATAAAAACCCATAATGCTAAACGTACAAAAAATATTTTAAAACTTTCTTCTTCTTCTAAATACAGAAGAATCTTAACTGGATCACCAGTTACAAAATCTCCCATTGATTTATATTCTCAATGTGAGTTTCTAGATTCCTGGCTCCTGGGGCATAGTTCCTATTATACTTTTAGGGCTCGTTATGCAGTGATGAAGACTATTAACTTAGGCTCTCGCTCTATTAATGTTGTGGTTGGTTATCAACACCTGGGGGAATTATCGGATAAACTTAAACCTTTTTCATATAGATGTTTAAAGGATGACTGTTTAGATTTACCGAAGAAAACTTTTATGAAACGTAGTGTTACTATGACCCCCGACCAACAAAAAGTTTATAGACAAATGAAACAAAACGCCATTGCATATTTAAATGGAAAAGTAGTTTCTACAAATACAGTTATAGTTCAATTGATGAGACTGCATCAAATTACTTGTGGCCATTTTACAGCTGATGATGGAAGCGTTCAAGAACTGCCCTCTAATAGAGTAGATGAGTTGATGGATTTAATTTATGAAGTGGAAGGTAAGGTTGTTATTTGGTCTCACTATCAAAAAGATGTACAGCGAATAATAAAAAATTTGGTAAAAGAATATGGAGAAGAATCAACAGTTGATTATTATGGGCTGACCCCGGATAATGAAAGACAAGGACATATTAAAAGATTCCAAGAAGATCCTAAATGTAGATTCTTTGTTGGAACTACACAGACTGGTGGTTACGGAATAACTTTAACGTCTGCGAGTACAATGATTTATTTTTCTAATGGATATGATTTAGAAAAGCGTCAGCAATCAGAAGCAAGGATAGATAGAATAGGTCAGACAAAACCAATGACCTACATTGATTTAATTTCTGAAGATACAGTTGATGATAGAATTGTAAAAGCTTTAAGAAAGAAAGTAAATATTGCTACAGAAATTATGGGTGAAGAATTGAAAGCATGGATTTAACCACCCCAGCCATGAGTGTCATCATGAACCACACAATTTGAAGGTTGAAAATTTAAAAGAGGTTTTGGCTTTTTTATAATTTTTAATAAATACACAATAAACTTTTTCATAATTGACTACTAATTTACATATAGTCAATGTGCAATAAAAAAACCCTTATACTTTGTAAATCGTGTAAAGAATTTGTAAACTTAAATTTACAATTAGAAAATTATTCTTTCCAAAAGAACTAAGGATACAGCCCCCACTGTACCTAATAATACCCAATAGATCTTATCTATCTTGCCACCCAATTCATGTATACCTTTGTGCATATGAAATTGTGATTTCTTTAATCCTTTAATATGGCCGTAAAGGGAAATAATATGTTCTCGAAGAGTTTTAGGTTCTATTTCCATTATGTTATGACTCCTCTTTGTTTTCTTCTCATCATTTTTTCTTCATTTGTTAGATAGGCTTCTTCTGTTGGAGTCAGTCCACTAGCTAATAGATTAGCTTGTGCTCCCTCCATCGCTTGGCCCTGCGTAATGGTTTGAGGATTAGGCATAGCTGAAGTTACTTCTTGGGGCAGTGGTGGTGTAACAATTTCTTCTTGTTCTTCAACAATATAATCTGATACATCTAGGTCCCATTCATCATTTAGATTTAAATAATTTAAATCTTCTCTAATAGCTGTAAGAACTGGAAGCGCTTCTGAAATTGCATCCTCTGATTTAATACCATCTACTGCTCCCCCTATAGAAAAACCCTCTGCTAAATTAAAATTGTGTCTATAGTCTCGTTCTATGTTTCTTAATTCTCCTCGAGCTTCGGAGAATGCATTTGGTTCCCCTATGTTCATAGCAATTTCTCTAAATCTATTAATGATATCTCTTGACGGGAAGTAAGGCATAAACTTACCACGTTGTAAGTTAGCAAATGTAACTGGACTTATTTGTCTCTCTTTAAATGTAGTTAATAATTTATTTCTATTGGTCCCTAAGACAGCCGCTGCATCTAAGTCTTTAAACATTTCTTTTTGAGCAAGGAATCTAGCTTTGTTAGAAGTTATATATCTTTTAATAATATCATTAGCATCAATAGGACCTCCTCTTAATAATCCAAAGAAGCCTCCAGTAAATTCTCTTCTTGCATTTCTAATTCCTTGTTGGAAGCCTGAGATTTTAAAGCC